GCAGCTGTTGTTGACGCTTTTGCCAGTCTTAATGTTGTAGATTTAAAAGTACAAGATGATCTTACAGTTACAGACGATCTTATCGTTAATGGTGATATAGACCTAGAAGGTGCTATTGATGTTAATGGTACATCTAATTTAGATGTAGTAGACATTGATGGTGCTGTAGATATGGCTTCAACCCTAACTGTAGCAGGTGTCGTAGATATTACAGACACTACAGATTCTAGCGATGCTACAGGAGATACTGGAGCTTTGCGTACAGAAGGTGGTGCGAGTATAGCCAAGAAACTATATGTGGGTACTGATCTTGATGTCGATGGAACAGCTAATCTTGATGTTGTAGATGTAGATGGTGCAGTTGATATGGCATCTACACTTACAGTTGCAGGAGTAG